GTTCCCATCTTTCATAGCAACTGTAAGCGGATTAAAAAAGTTATATCTCCAGGGAATTACATTTTTTTCAGCATTTGGTACTTCAACCTTAATATCACTAGCGATAGATTTCATGTAATTATTAAGCTGTGGGGTTACTTTTGCGTAACTTCTATATATTATAACATTGCCACACTTATATAAATTATTGAGAAATCTTTCCGATCTTTCTTTTCCGTTTACGTTTTTAAACCATTGCTGATAAAATTTTTCTACACTTTTATCACGATGTACAATTTGTATACCTTGACTACCAAAATCTCCCATTAAATCAATTATATTTCTAATAATTCCAACTTTATCATATGCATCCATGCACATCTTGATAATTCTTCTCTGCTCATTTGGGACAGCCTCTTCTGGCCTAAATGCATAATAATCATTACGAGTAAATCCAGGCTTAACGGATTTGCTTGGTTCAATATCTATGAAGTTTCTATAATGACTACCAGATGACTTATTCAATCCAGAATATGCTTCTATGCTTTCACTAAATTTACTCATAGCTGCATTTTTGCTGCTTGGCTCATCGTCAGACCATGTAATCATTTCTTCATTCATATTGATTCCTTATCAATTGGATTGTAATCAGACAACAGTTAATACACATCTTTCATAGTGTCGGTAAACCAGCTTGGACCAGAATAATAATCTTCATCTTTGTTTTTTTTCTGATAATCCCCATTAGCAAAGCCGCCATAAAAATTATACTCTGTAGTAGTTGGAGTTCTTTGTATTGTACGCGCTGCCATGTTTGCCATTAATAATGCAGAGTATCTATCTTTTCTTATCTTGTTTTTCTTACCAGTACCAACCAAAACTTCTGGCGTATCCCACCTATCTCTACCATTTGATGTTTGAGTCATTTGTATCATAGATAATTCATCTTTAAGTTCTTCAATTTCCATAACGCACTCTTCTAGAGTGTCAAACATTCGATGTTTAGATATATCTTCTGATTCAGATATGGCTAAACTTATAGCGTCAAAGTCTGGAAAAAGTAAAACTTTGTCTTCAAAATCTTTTCTCATTCCGTGATTAGCCTCTGCTAGCCATTCGTGTCTTGCGAATTGACACATTTCTAAGATATGTAATCCGCGCTCATCGTCTGTATCTTTTGGTTTACTATCATCAATGGTTGGCCATATTAAAAATTCTCCAGACTTTAGCTTATCTTTATCATGTAGCGATTCCATGACTGCTACGCCGCCACCTTGAGCATCAATAGAAACGTGTAAGCATGGAAATAGATGCATTAAATCTCTAATTTTTCTAGCACAGTATGAATAAAAATCTGTTTCAGATACATATCCCTTTTTTACTTTTTCTTTATGTTCTGTACGAGTCGTTGTCCAGCAGTGTACTATTTTTCTATAATTACCATCTAACTCTAAGACAACAATACTAAAATTATCTACTTCTGAGGCTGGATCGACACCGTATACATAGCGCTTTTCTTTGTTTCCTATTAATGCAGCATTAAAGTAAATTGGATTTCCGTTGCTATCAATAATATTATTAGATGTAGAAGCCACGCAAGATTCTACTAGTGATCTTTTGAAAAATCCTTGACTATCTCTAGTAAAACAAGCCCCATATTCCATCTGATAAATGCCAGTGTGTACAGTAGCTTTAGATCTTGCTACTTGGTCGGCATCCATAAAACCTTTTGGTAATAATTCATATGGTATTCTTATGATAGAATATTGTTTCCAATCAAAGTTTTCTGGAGGGTCTTCTCCAAAAATTTCACGTAGTTTGTGTAAATCTCCCTTGCTCTTAATAATAGATTTCCATTTTTTCCAATATGTAGCGAAGTGATTAAAGTCATAGTAAGCAGTACCAGATAATATAATTTGATTATCTTTTTTTATTTCTATAGGTTTATCAAGTTCAATACCTAACTCCAAAGCCTTTTTCTCTGCCGCTAACCTCTTAACGTTTTCTACTGGGTTAGCACTAACTGCCGCAAAGCCAGCGACAACGTTTTCAAATATTTCTCTTGGAACAGAAGCAAACTCGTCGCATATGATATCATTAGCTCTTTGACCTCTAATCTTTTGACCGTCACCTAAAGGTAAACAAGTTATAGTACTATCATTTAACTTAAGTATACAACGATCAGTATCTCTTCTTGGTCCACTATCTCCATCGCATATATCTCTTAGCATAGGAGAATTGTTCCAAAGCGTTTCCATGTATTCAAATAAAACTTTAGACTGACGAAACGCAGCACCAACAATAACAATTTTTCTTTTTGGCAATATTAGAGCGCGTAATATTGAATACAAAGACAACATAAAAGATTTACCAGCACCGCGAGTGGCAATTAGCATTGGAAATTTTCGTTCCCAAAGTTCTCTTAAGATTAACGATTGAGATGGTAGTAATTGAGTATTTAAAATATTTCTAGCAATAAATGGCAAATAGTCTGGCTGAGTCATTAACCAAGCTAGTCTTGTGTTAAATTCGTCTTCGTCAGCAGCAACAAACTGCATGGGGTTGAAGAAGTTACTACCGGCTTGATCTAAACCAAGCCAAGCCTCTTCTATTAATTTGAGATCATTTACTCCCATGATTTTATAACTTTATCAGCAAAACCATAATTCACCGCATCAATAGCGTTTATATACCAATCGCCGTTCTTCATCTTTCTGTAAAGAAAATTTTTAACTTTTGATAAATCATAGCCTTGATCTTTAAAGTATTTACCTTTTACGCATCTGTTTGCGTAGATATCCATCATAATGTCACATAAGTTTTTTTCGTACTTAATCCAATTTTGTACATTTAGATAATGACCACTAGCATCACTAGATCCAAAATGAGACATAAAATAAGAATTAGGGGTCATTAATCGTGTATCAGCGGCTTGTAAAATTATGCTACTCATTGACTCCGCTTGACCATAAACAATAATTGTTATGTGAGATTTACACATTGTTATAGCATCAAATATAGCCATTCCATCAGACCACTCTCCACCGATACTGTGCATATGTATAAAAATTTCATTATTATTTTCTTGCTCTAATACTCTGATATTCTTCAGAAAAGTATTAGCCATTTTATATTCGACACCCGGATTAGAATTTTCATCAGATATATAAGTATTATGTAGAAATACTTCTCTAGTCTTTAGATTGCAACCATAGTTATGTATATCAAATAACTTATCGTTGGTGGTAGTCATGTTATTTTTTTCTCCCAATAGTGTACATTTCATTAATTCGCTTAAAAATGCTACTAACAGCAAGGAATGCTGATTTTTTATTTCCGCAGAATAAGACATTGATGTTGTTATATAATTGAAATTCAACAAGGCACTTTAACATATACTTGCCAGTTATTTTTAATGATGACTGATTCTTAATTGGTATTCTTGTATCTTCTGGAAATTTTATTAATTCTTCTAAAGAGAATTCTAATACTATAAACCTATAAGGAAATTTTTCCATACGATCAATCTCTTCTAGAAACTGATGTTTTTTTTGACCTAGGTTTATTGCTAATTCTTCTACGCAGCCTTTTCTTTCTACACATATCTTGTCTTCTAGCCCAAGTATGGTATAATCTCCAGTATCTAGTTTTTGGTCAATCATTCCAGCACAAGTGTTGAATTTGCTAAAATAATAACCCTCCTGTTCTCTAGTGTCTTTGATGACAGTGAAAGGTGGAGCAATCTTATAATTTCCCATCTATAATCTCTCTAAATAGTTTTTCGTATTGTTTTTCTTTATTTTTTATACTGTCGTGGCAAGACCTACATAGTGTTATACCATTACCAGTTTCATATCTTAAGGACGCGGCACTAGCCCAAGTTCTAATGTGATGTACCTGAAGTCTAGATTTAGACTTACATCCAGGCATTTGGCATTGCCTTTTATCTCTCTTTAAAACATCTTTTCTAAAGCGTTCGTAAACATCTTCTGAAATTTTTCTATTATTCATAATTGTTCTACTTTATCAATTCTTATAAGTCTTTTTACTTTTCTGCAAAGTATTCTACTTTTTATAGATTTACTTTTGCTTAATATTTGTTTTATTATTCTGTCCACAACCGCAAAACAAGCGTCATCATAATCGTTTGCTTCTATAAATATTAAAGAAAATGGTAAAGTATATCCTATTAAATGTATAGAATATGGTATAAGTTCTTTGTAAACGTCGGAAAGATCTGTGGTTACTCTATAGTTTTGCATCTAGCATAAGTTTTACTAACCCCTCTAGGTCATGCTTAGGAGTCCAATTTAAAACACTTTTTGCTTTACTACAATTTCCTCTCAAGAAAGGAACTTCTGATGGTCTTACTAATTCTGGATCTATGTGGATAGCATCTTTCCAATTAATAATACTATTAATACCAGTATATTTGAAACATAGTTCTAAAAATTCCCATATAGTGTGAGAGTTACCTGTACATATCACATAATCGTCTGGATTTTCTTGTTGTAGCATAAGCCACATAGCCTCAACGTAATCTCCAGCGTAGCCCCAATCTCTATATGTGTTTATATTACCTAGCTTTAACTTGGGAAATATATCTTCTCCAACTATTATATTGTTACTGTTAAAATGAACATTAGTTGATGACCTATCTTTAGAGTGTAGCCACTTTACAAAATTTGCTGTCCACTTAACTATTTTTTGAGTTACAAAATTATCGCCTCTACGCGGACCCTCATGATTGAAAAGTATACCACAGCTACCATGAACATTATAGGCGTCACGATATAATCTGACCAAATAATGCGCCGCACATTTTGATATAGCATAGGGCGAATTTGGCATAAATTTAGTATTTTCATCTTGGTACTTATTTCCATCTTGATCTAGATCATATGAACTACCAAACATTTCACTAGATGAAGCTTGGTAAAACTTACAATTATTGCCCGTATCTACAATAGATTGAAGTATATTTAAACAGCCTTTTCCGGTTATATCCCATGTTAATGCTGGTTGGCTAAACGAGGTTGCAACATGCGATTGTGCTGCTAGATTATAGACCTCATCTACATCTTCGTTATTCTTAAGTATATTTACCACACTACTCACATCTGTTATATCTCCTTCGATCAACTTGAAGCTATTATGATCAGAAAGATGTTTTATTCTTTGTGTATTGTCCACACTACAGCGACGAGTCACACCAATGACATTATAATCTTTCTCTAGTAGTAAGTCTGCTAAGTGACTTCCATCCTGTCCTGTTATCCCGAATATAATAGCTTTCTTCATAATTATTCCTTAATAGTGTCCGGTGTAAGAAATGGTTGATCTACTGTATTATCTGCATAGGTATGATATGAAGATAGACGCTCCTTCTCTTTTTCCATAGCAAGGCGCATCTTCTCCATTTCTATACCGTATTGTTTCATCTTTTCTGGATTATCCACCAACATGGCTACCCAACTAGTAAAGCTCTGCTTAGAGTCCTCTAGTCTTTTAATTCTTTGTTCGCGCGTACCCTTCATCTCACGAAGTATCGCAGCCTTCTTTGTTTGCAATTCACGATAGTCTTTATTTAAAGCCTCTTGTGAAGCGCGTAGCGAAGCCACCTGTCTTTCTAGGTTAAGTATATAGTCCATATCTTGCTGATCTTTATCGCGTTCGCGTTCTGCCCCTATCATCTTATCGTATGTGTTAATTTGTAATATATTATCCTTATTACTCCTAAGACACCTATTCATAAGTATCTCTAACTTTATAACGTCTATTACTTGCAACTCTTCTGTTGGAAAAACATCATCATTAAACTGAGATATAATACGCCCCCAGTGATATTTAAATAACTCTAATTCTTCCTCAGTAAATTGTGAAGATAGTTCGCTCCAGTAAGGGCGATCTTCTAGTGAGTAAGTGGCCTCTTCTTCTGGTGATAAATTATGTCTAAATTTTCGTTTAATAAATTGATCGACGGACTCAACATCGCGGTCGAGTTCTTTAGCTATATCTTCTGGAGCCATTGTATTAATTAAGCGCGAAATAATACGCTCTTCTTCTTTTGATATACGCCCCTTACGCATTCTTAATATCCCCCAGTATTTCTTTTATTATCGCAATGATTTTTTCTTTTTTAGCCTTTGTCATAGAAACATTATGAATAAACTTGAGATAGTCTGAACGAAATCGTGCCGGAAGACGTTCTGTGATCAATGCGTCCATATCTTTAAAATCAACGTCGTGAGTAGTTTCGTTTTTTTCTACATTTTCTTCATAAGATAAAGACATTGGTGATGAGACTTTTCTTTTCTCATTGTTATTACTAAATGAGTAGTTATCACGAACAAAGTTTTTTAACCTGTTTGAAAGATGGACGGATAGGAAGTTTTCAAGGGGGCGCGCTTCGTCATATCTATCTAAAGCATCTAAACAAATAATAAAAGATTCTTGTTTTATGTCATTAACATCATAACCATAAAATGTATACTTGGGGGATATTCTATCTATTACTTTATTAATTTGTGCTATGACTTCTTCTTCTGTCATGTTGGATGGGACTTTCATAGTTTACGCCATCCTTTACCGCTGTAATATTTTAAACAGTCAGAGGAGTTATCGTATATAATAAGACCTTTGTGCTTTGGGGCTTCTTCAGTTGAATTATAAGTTGGGGCTTGCTTTAATTCATCAACTGGTACAGATATTATGTCATCATTACGTCTAACTAAAGTGCAATTATTATCTAGAGAGACAGACTCTAGAAAACCACGCGCATTAGAATAAATTACTGTATAAGGAAAAGCTAGTAATTCATTAATATTAGCGGGTGGGTCTATTGATGCAGATATAACTTGATCGTCTACACACATCATATTTGTGGGAGATGTGTGGACATTGGGGGTATGTACTTTACCGCTATGATAGATTGAAGTGGGGCGAATTCTTGATAGATAATGCTTTTCGTCTTTTTTTATTATTTTACCAATACCGCGCTCTGCTATATGTACATCATTAGGTAATACTAATTTTACAACAGAGTAGATATAGTGTTTATTTAATTCGGCAACTTCTAGGGTGTGTACTACGTTTTGGTCTATGCGCTCGTTGGTTATTTCAAGTAAGTCATTAGATCCAAGAACATATCTTAATATGCAATTATTGAGGGGGATTTCTTGGTGCATCGTTTGAGTCCTTTTCGTCAATATCCTTGTTTTCTTCTAGTAATGCATCTAGTGGGCGATCCTCTTTTTGTAAATCTTCGATTATGGAGCTATTTAGACTAGCGTTGGCACGACAATGTAACTGTGATTCAACTAACTTTGGTTCATTCATATTGTTTCTCCTTACGGTATTATACACTGTTTAGTGGCTTTTTTGTGCTTGGGGGCTGATTCGGGAGGATTGGGTAATACATTACGTTAATAATTTTGAATTGTGAATGAACTACCCCGCAAAAAAGGCATGGGTAGCCAAACTTATACCTAGAAGATAAAACCCCCCGGTGTCAGCGTCAGTGTCAGTGTCAGTGTCAGCGTCAGCATCAACGTCAGTGTCAGTGTCAGCGAGTGTCAGCGAGTAAGTGTCTGGTATATAAGGACTTAAATCAAATAGTATCCGCTTTTTCGGTCGTAAGTCTTTATGTGGCAACACTTTACGTCCAATCCTGGAAAAACTACACAAAATCTTTTTTTCTAACACAATCCTAACTTGCAAACGAGATTTTCAACTGTATAATGCTGGAAACCCACCAAGAGAAAAGGAAAAAAGATGAAGTTTGAAATCATTGAAAATGCCAAGCGTCAAGCCCTCATGTGCTTTGTTGGAATTGCGATTCCTTGCGATAAGACAACTGTAGATGGTAGCATTATTCGCTCAGAAAAGGTACTGAAGTTCAATCGTAAGGCTTTACGCTCATCTAGCAAGGTGAAGATGGAAAAAGCCAATCCCCGACTTGTGGGGGGTGATGATAGGATGATTCATAAGGTGGGCAAGCCTGGAAGTAAGGAGCGTGTAAACGCACTTGCTTTGCAATACGAAACCCTAATAAAGAATGAAGCCTCTGCTTTTGCAGAAGATTGACCTAAACCCTTGCGACGTAAACACTTACGACGCGATGGGCGGGCCGAATTTGCCATAAGTCTTTATATA